TTTGCTTTGCCACGGAACGGTCTGCGTTGTCGGGAAGATGCGTGATCTGATCCTTCAACTCAGCAAAAGTTCGATTTATTCAACAAAGCCCAACATTTGAGAACGGTATGCACTTTGTGATTTCCACACACACTGGTTTTGTTAATTAAAACCTGTGGCTTGCAATAAATAACGATAGTGGGCAAAAAATATGCTAATAGGCTATGTACGCATATAGACAAATGAACAAAACACAGCTATGCAGTGAAAAGCACTTGAAAGCGCAGGATGTGAGCTAATTTTTGCGAATAAGGCGAGCAGCAAAAAGGCTGGGCACCCTGGGTTAAAAAAGGTTCTGCGTATGCTTTCCAGAGGTGATACCCTAGTCTCGGACTAGGGACAACATTTCGAGAACAGTTTTCATTAGCGGTCAGCAGGCGCTAGATACATCGAATTGATGTGCCGCGCGATAAATGTACCTATTCTATCATGATAAATTACACCGACGCGGCATTAGAATTACAGCTCAGATTGAGTTTGGCGCTTCTCTACAGGATGATAACGATAAATCGTCGATACACCGATATCGTAAATAATTGCCAACTGTTTCCTGCTGTAGCCATTTTCGATCAACCTCGCTATTTGCTCATGTTGTTCTTTTGTCAACTTCGGGCGACGTCCGCCAATGCGTCCCTGTTCGCGTGCAGCTGCCAGTCCGGCCAGTGTTCTCTCAACAATTAATTCACGTTCCATTTCTGCTAAAGCACCCATGACATGAAAAAAGAAACGCCCCATGGGTGTTGATGTGTCAATACTGTCTGTCAGACTACGGAAATTAACACCTTTTTCCCGCAACTCCTCTATAAGCGTGATAAGGTGTTTCATACTTCTGCCAAGCCTATCCAGCTTCCAGACAACCAGCGTATCTCCTTCTGATAACGTTCTGAGCAGCTTTTTCAAGCCTGGTCTGGCTGACTTTGTTCCGCTTATTTTATCTTCAAAAATCAGTTCACATCCTGCGCAGTTCAGTGCATTTCTTTGTAAATCTGTGTTTTGGTCATTTGTTGACACACGAATGTAGCCAATTTGCATGAAAAACAACCTCTTTGTTTAGTTAAAAATACATCGTTGGTATAGGTAGGGATTAAGACTAAAACGTTGGTTTAGGGGAAGGCTCGGCGCTGCCCGTTGGTGTACCTGTTCCATGGCCCTCCGCCACACCACCAACGGGGTGGCTGAAATGTAACGGAGCAGCATTTTCTTCTGAAAAGTACCCAAATCTGGCAAAGGTTTACCCCACCAATAAATTGCCGGATCTACGGGGCGAATTTATTCGAGGTTGGGATGATGGACGAGGTGTGGACAATGGGCGAGCATTATTAAGCAGCCAAGAGGCTACAAACTTTTCTCAGCGTGCCGGAAATATAGGCGATGGTGCGGGGCACGCAATTAATTTTCATGATGGCATCGTCGGAAATCAGCCAGGATTTTCACGATTTAATTTCACCAGTAACTCTGTAGGTGATGGTATAAATTTTGTTGCTGTCAGGCCGCGAAATATCGCATTTAATTACATCGTAAGGGCGGCATAAAAACGTTGGTTTGGGGGAAGGCTCGGCACTGCCCGTTGGTGTACCTGTTCCATGGCCCTCCGCCACACCACCAACGGGGTGGCTGAAATGTAACGGAGCAGCATTTTCTTCTGAAAAGTACCCAAATCTGGCAAAGGTTTACCCCACTAATAAATTGCCGGATCTACGGGGCGAATTTATTCGCGGCTGGGATGACGGGCGGGGGATTGACTCTGGCCGTAATTTATTATCTGCACAGAATGATGCAATTCAGAATATTGTTGGTTCTTTCGGGCGTACTCAGCTTTTTAGAGATGTACTTAGTTCAGGGCCATTTAGTCAACATGGTCAAGTATTATCTACAGGCCTAAAGGAAACGGAAATTATTGAGGGTTATGGCGCTTATAACTGGACATTCGACGCCTCTCGCTCAGTTCGTACAGCATCTGAAACCCGCCCCCGTAATATTGCGTTTAATTATATCGTAAGGGCGGCATAAAAACGTTGGTTTGGGGGAAGGCTCTGCATTGCCTGTTGGCGTACCTGTTCCGTGGCCCTCAGCCACTCCGCCAACAGGCTGGCTAAAATGCAACGGAGCAGCATTTTCTTCTGAAATGTACCCCAGGCTGGCAAAGGCTTATCCCACCAATAAATTACCGGATTTACGGGGAGAATTTATTCGCGGCTGGGATGATGGGCGCGGGGTGGATGCGGGACGTGCTTTATTGAGCATTCAGACAGGAATGCTGGAAAAGCACCGACATATTGTTGTAGCCAATGATGGTTACGACACAAAAGATGAATGGGAGCTGGCGACAATTTTCAAAAAAACATACACACAAGGACGGGGGCTTGATGCCTCAAATACAGGAGGGAATTTGATTCCATCACCGACACTTCATTCTCGAGGGAGTATTGGTAATACTGGCGGGAGTGAAACCCGTCCACGAAATATCGCATTTAATTACATCGTAAGGGCGGCATAAAAACGTTGGTTTGGGGGAAGGCTCTGCGCTGCCCGTTGGTGTGCCTGTTCCGTGGCCCTCAGCCACACCGCCAGCAGGGTGGCTGAAATGTAACGGCGCAGCATTTTCTTCTGAAATGTACCCAAATCTGGCAAGGGCTTACCCCACCAATAAATTGCCGGATTTACGCGGTGAGTTTATCCGTGGTTGGGATGATGGGCGTGGAGTGGATAGTGGGCGCGCGTTATTATCAACTCAAACAGATGAATTTAAATCACATAGTCATTATTTCGAAAGAACATGGGCACAAACTGGATTTGATACAACAGGTGGATATTATCTTTTAGCCGCTGATGTTTCTGGCTCAGTAATTCAACAGAGATCGGATAGCACTAACTCGGTGGGGGGGAGAGAATCTCGCCCTCGTAATATTGCATTTAATTACATCGTAAGAGCGGCATAGAAACGTTGGTTTGGGGGAAGGCTCTGCACTGCCCGTTGGCGTGCCCGTTCCGTGGCCCTTAGAAACACCACCAACGGGCTGGCTGAAATGCAATGGTGCAGCATTTTCTTCTGAAATGTATCCCAAACTGGCAAAAGCCTACCCCACCAATAAATTACCGGATTTACGGGGAGAATTTATTCGCGGTTGGGATGATGGGCGCGGGGTGGATGCTGGCCGCGCTTTGCTTAATTGGCAGCCACACACAATTTTGGACCATGCACACTATATGGAATTATGGACAGGGGACGGACTCGCCGCAGGAAGTGCACGGGAAGGCGTCAATCCAGGAATACTAGCTACATACGGTGACGGGGGAATAGTTAAAACGGACGAACCCGGTCATAAGGTGCCTTCCTCACTACGAGCTATTAGCTCTCGTAGTGTTAAACGTTATGGTGAAATTAGTGGAAATGTAGGTACAGAAACTCGCCCTCGCAACGTTGCATTTAATTACATCGTAAGGGCGGCATAAAAACGTTGGTTTAGGGGAAGGCTCGGCACTGCCCGTTGGTGTACCTGTTCCGTGGCCCTCCGCCACACCACCAACGGGGTGGCTGAAATGTAACGGAGCAGCATTTTCTTCTGAAAAGTACCCAAATCTGGCAAAGGTTTACCCAACGTTAAAATTACCTGATTTACGCGGTGAGTTTATCCGTGGTTGGGATGATTCGAGAGGGATTGATACAGGGCGTTCATTGCTAAGTGGTCAGACTGCAACATTTATTCGTACAGCTTTGCAGGATTATTACGGTGTCGATCTGACTACTAATGTCAAAGTAGGTATCGCTTATGCTACTGCTGATTCTGTTATAACTGTTGGAAACCCTGCTAATCCTAAAGCAGGAGATAATAGCGATTATGTTCCAGCATCATCAGATAACTCCATAACAGGCACTCAAAGGACGGCAGAGGATAATTTTACCGGGGCATGGATATCAATGCGCCCCCGCAACGTTGCTTTTAATTACATTGTAAGGGCCACATAAAAACGTTGGTTTGGGGGAAGGCTCTGCACTGCCTGTTGGTGTGCCCGTTCCGTGGCCCTCAGCCACACCACCAACGGGCTGGCTGAAATGTAACGGAGCAGCATTTTCTTCTGAAATGTACCCCAGGCTGGCAAAGGCTTATCCGACCAATAAATTACCGGATTTACGGGGCGAATTTATCCGTGGCTGGGATGACGGACGAGGTATTGATGCAGGACGAGAGATACTTTCATTTCAGGAAGGCACTATCGTCTCCGGTTTTGATGATAATGATACTGGGGATATCAGTTCACTCAGCTCAACACAATACGGATTTGGTGACACTTTAACCTCTAATCAATGGGGGGCCATAAATGGCAAAAAGTGGATATTTGATGCATCCAGTAAAGGTGCCAAAAAATATGACTGGTGGGCTTATGTATCAGCTCGCCCCCGTAATATTGCATTTAATTACATCGTAAGAGCGGCATAGAAACGTTGGTTTAGGAGAAGGCTCGGCGCTGCCCGTTGGTGTACCTGTTCCGTGGCCCTCAGCCACACCTCCAACGGGGTGGCTGAAATGCAATGGTGCAGCATTTTCTTCTGAAAAGTACCCAAATCTGGCAAAGGCTTATCCCACCAATAAATTACCGGATTTACGCGGTGAGTTTATCCGTGGTTGGGATGATGGGCGAGGTGTGGATGCGGGAAGGGTCATCTTAAGCATACAGGGGTGGTTAACAGGAAGTCATTATCATAATATTCGGTCATGGGACGCGTGGGATAACACGGTATTGGTGCCAAATGACAGAGGGGGGGATAGTCTGTTGTCGACAGATAACGCCGTCCAAGAAGGAGCGATTAATGGTAAATTTACCAGTCAATACAGAACGGAGTTATCTGGGGGGAATGAAACCCGCCCACGTAACATTGCCTTCAATTATATTGTGAGAGCAGCATAATGGATAATGCGATATTAAATAGCGAACTTATAGCCATACAGGCAGGAAACATTATCGTTTATAACTATGATGGTGGTAATCGGGAATATATTTCTGCATCAACTGAATATCTTGCTGTTGGCGTTGGTATTCCGGCAAATTCTTGTTTGGATGCTCCAGGCTCACATAAAGCAGGTTATGCGATTCTCCGTTCAGAGGATTTAAGTTCATGGGAGTATGTGCCAGATCATCGTGGCGAAACTGTCTATAGCATTGACACTGGGAATCCCGAAGAAATCACGGTGTTGGGTGACTATCCGGAAAATACAACCACTATCGCCCCGCTAACACCATACGACAAATGGGATGGAGAGAAATGGGTGGTTGATACTGAGGCTCAACATAGTGCAGCTGTAGAGGCAGCAGAAACAAAACGTCAGTCATTGATTGATACTGCGATGGATTCCATTAGTCTGATTCAGTTGAAATTACGGGCTGGACGGAAGTTGACGCAGGCAGAAACCACGCAGCTTAACTCCGTGCTAGATTATATAGACGAGCTGAACGCGATGGATTTAACCACGGCACCAGATCTCAACTGGCCTGAAAAACAACTTTCTACAGCCAGTTGATATAATTAATCCGCCCTCACAATATAATTAAATGCAATATTACGAGGGCGGGTTTCTAAGCCAGCAGTACCTAAATTAGCTACGGACTGTTTATATGTTTTAAAAGTTCCATAATTAGGGGCTGGCAATCCTGCATCGCTTGTGTTCCCCCATCTGATAACTCCCGTATTACCACTAGTAGCCCATGCCTCGTCAAAGTAGAAATTAATTGAGCGGTCAGTTGCTACGGTTGATTTTGACGGTAATCCGTGAGCATGATCCTCCGTTGCATATCCTTGCTCGCTTAAAATAGAGCGACCAGAGTCAATCCCTCGCCCATCATCCCAACCACGGATAAACTCACCGCGTAAATCAGGTAATTTTAACGTTGGATAAACCTTTGCCAGTTTGGGATACATTTCAGAAGAAAATGCTGC